ACTACATCTGAATCATTGTGCTCTATTTATGTAATGAAAGCTTCTGTAGAGGTTACTAAAAGATCAGGAGTTGAGACAGAAACATATATAGAACAAGATAAAATTGTTGCTGCTTGGTGTGGTAGATATGATGATATTAATAAAACACATCAGCAGTTAGAACTTATAATAGAGTGGTATAATGCTTGGACTGTAATAGAGAATAACGTGTCTTTATTTATTCAGTATATGATATCCAGGAAAAAACAAAAATACTTAGTACCTAAAAGTCAAATCATGTTCTTAAAAGATTTAGGTGCTAATGCTAATGTATTTCAAGAATATGGTTGGAAAAATACCGGTACATTATTTAAGGCACATCTTCTTAGTTATGCCATAGAATATACTAAAGAAGAGTTAGATCAAGAATTAAAAACTGATGGTACTATTGTAAGAACAAAGTACGGTATTGAAAGGATTCCTGATCCAATGCTTCTTAAAGAAATGCAAGCTTATGCAGATGGTGTCAATGTTGACCGCTTAGTATCTTTTTGTGCTCTTGTTGCTTTTGTAAAAATTCAACAGTCAAATAGAGGATATGCAAAGAAAACCATTATGGATGATGCCGCTAAAAACTTGCAAAAGTCAGAAAATTTGTTTAAATTAAATAGAAACCCTTTTCGTCATATTGGGAGAGGACAACTTGCAAATGGTCAGACATTTAAAAAATCACCATTTAAAAATATTAAATAAGAGTTATGCAGATAATTAACGCAATGCAGGCCAAAGAGGGTGCTAAAACTAAACCTAATAGGATTGGTAGCATTACTCAACCTTTACAGTTTTTACCAAAAAATGAAAAAGACCAACAATGGGCAGCTTGGAATTTAGACTGGGTTGAATGGCAAGGACTCAAGCAAATTAGAAGAAATGCTCGTAGGTTAATGAAAAACTATAAGTTGGCTAAGGGTATTATTGATAAAAGTGATTATATAGTTGAAGAAGACAATGACTATAGAGATGTTGTAGAATTATTAACTAAAGAAGATCAATCTGCACTAGAGCTTAAGTTCTACCCTATTATTCCAAATGTTATTAATGTTCTAGTAGCTGAATTTGCAAAAAGATCTACTAAGCTTACATATAGAGCTGTTGATGAATTCTCATATAATGAGATGATGGAGCAAAAGCGTAAGATGGTTGAAGAAGTTCTTATGGCTAATGCCCAAATTAAACTTACTGCAGCACTATTAGAGCAAGGATTAGATCCAAATTCTGAAGAAGCTCAACAAGCAGTTTCCCCTGAAAATCTTAAAACATTACCTGAGATTGAAGCTTTCTTTAAGAAAGATTATAGATCAATGGTAGAAGAATGGGCTGCACATCAACATAAGGTTGATGTTGAAAGATTTAAAATGGATGAGCTTGAAGAAAGAGGTTTCCGGGACATGCTTATAACAGACCGTGAGTTCTGGCACTTTAGAATGATGGAGGATGACTATGAAGTAGAGCTTTGGAATCCGGCTGTTACATTCTACCACAAATCTCCAGATGCAAGATATATATCTCAATCACAATGGGTAGGTAAAACAGATATGATGACAGCATCGGATGTTATTGATAAGTATGGTTATTTAATGACTCAGGAACAGTTAGAAGCACTTGAAGCTGTTTACCCTATTAGATCTGCAGGATATACTATTGGAGGTGTACAAAATGATGGTGCATTTTATGACGGAACTAAATCACATGACTGGAACGTACAAATGCCATCTCTTGCATACAGACAGTATACTTCAGCAATGAATGGTAGTGTATTAACACAAGGAGATATTATTAACCAAATTCTATCTGAAGGTGAAGATTACTATGATCAAGGTACAGCTTACTTATTAAGAGTAAGTACTGTATATTGGAAATCACAAAGAAAAGTAGGGCACCTTACTAAAGTTGCTGATAACGGAGAAGTTACTAATGAAATTGTAACAGAAGATTATAAAATTGAAGACAAACCAATTTATGATACTAGATTATTCAAAAATAAAACAAAGGATAATTTAATATATGGTGAGCATATAGATTGGATTTGGATTAATGAGGTATGGGGTGGTATAAAAATTGGACCAAATATACCTTCATTCTGGGGTATGAATAATCCTGGAGGATTTTCACCAATATATATTGGAGTAGATAAGAATCATATCTCACCATTAAAGTTCCAATTTAAAGGAGATAGTACTCTTTATGGTTGTAAGCTACCGGTTGAGGGAGCTGTATTCTCAGATAGAAATACTAAGTCAACCGCACTTATTGACTTAATGAAGCCATACCAGATTGGATATAACATTGTCAATAACCAAATTGCTGATATTCTTGTAGATGAGTTAGGTACAATTATTTTGCTTGACCAAAATGCTTTACCTAGACACTCCCTCGGTGAAGATTGGGGTAAAGGAAATTATGCAAATGCTTATGTGGCAATGAAGAATTTCCAAATTCTACCATTGGATACATCAATTACTAATACTGAAAATGCATTAAACTTTCAGCATTTCCAAAAACTAGATCTATCTCAAACTGAAAGATTGATGTCAAGGATACAATTAGCTAATCATTTTAAACAACAGGCATATGAAGTAATTGGTGTGAATCCACAAAGGATGGGTCAACAATTATCTCAGATGACAGCAACCGGGGTTGAACAAGCTGCTGCTGCATCATATGCTCAAACAGAAGTGTTCTTTATTCAACACTGTGATTATTTGATGCCAAGAGTACATCAGATGAGAACTGACTTAGCTCAATTTTACCATAGTACAAAACCATCTAGTAGATTAACATATATCACAGGTAATGATGAAAAAGTAAACTTCCAAATTAATGGGACAGATTTACTTATGAGAGACTTGAACATCTTTGTCTCTACTACAGCAAACCATAGAGCAATACTAGAACAATTAAAAAGTATGGCAATGCAAAATAACACTACAGGAGCCTCTATCTATGATCTTGGAAAAGTTATTCAATCTGAATCTATTGCGCAACTTAATAATGTTCTTAAAGATTCTGAAGCTAAGCAACAGCAACAAAAACAACAAGAAATGCAAATGCAACAGCAAATGCAACAAGAACAGCTTGCTTCTCAAGAAAAACAAAAACAAATGGATATTCAAGCTGCTGCAGAAAGAGACAATAGAATGATACAAAAAGATATTACTGTGGCTGAAATTAGATCTGCCGGTTTTGGTGCTATGCAAGATATCAATAAAAATGAAATGTCTGATTTCCAAGATGCAATGAAAGATATTAGACAAACAGAGCAATATCAAGGTCAGATGGAACTACAAAGACAGAAGCAATCTGAGGATAGTATTAGACATGCTCAAAAAATGAGCATTGAAGAAAAGAAATTGCAAGTACAAGAAGACATAGCAGATAAACAATTAGAAATAGCTAGAACTAATAAAAATAGATTTGATTCTAAAAAAGATAATACTAAAAAGTAATTTGTAGCCATATAGTGCAAAAAACTTCTAGAGGTCTAGTTAAATTTAAAAAATTTATTTGTATATTATAATATATCATAAAACCAACAACAATGGAAGAAACCAACAAATTACCTGAAGAGCAGGTGATAGAATCTACCTCGGTAGAACAAAAAGAAGTTGATATTGATGCTCTCTTCGGAGCCCCTGGTGCTGAAAGTGTAATGCTTCCATCAGATGAAGAGGCTGAAGAAAAAAAGTCTTTGTTTTCAAAGGCAGGTGATATTGACACTACGTTCATTGACAAACCAACAGCTAGTGCTGAAGAAAGGCAAGAAGCTGCGGAAAAGAAATTAGAAGTTGAGGAAACTATTAGTGAGCTTGATAGTCTTATTTCTCAAGAAGAGGATGCAGGTAATAAAGGAAGACCTAAAGTTGATAAGTCAGGCCTATTAGAACTTGCTCAAAAAATGATTGAGGAAGGTGAGCTTATTCCTTTTGATGATGACAAACCATTGGAGGAGTATACTACTAAAGACTTTAGAGAACTATTTGAAGCAAACTTCCAAGAAAGAGAGGCAAAAGTTAAAGAAAATACACCAAAAGAATTCTTTAACGCATTACCTGAAGAACTTCAGTTAGCTGCAAAATATGTTGCTGATGGTGGTCAAGATCTTAAAGGTTTATTTAGAACTCTTGCTCAAGTTGAAGAAATGCGTCAATTAGATCCTGATGATGAATATGATCAAGCAGAAATTGCAAGACAATATCTTTATGCAACTAATTTTGGTACACCAGAAGAAATTGAAGAAGAAATTGAAACTTGGAAAGATATAGACAAGCTAGGTCAAAAAGCACATCAGTTCAAACCTAAGTTAGATAGAATGCAAGAAGAAATTGTTGCACGTCAACTTGCTGAACAAGAATATAAAAAAGAACAACAGGCTAAACAAGCTAAAGCATATACTGATAGTGTATACAACACTTTACTTGAAGGAGAAATTGGAGGAATTAAATTGGATAGAAAAACTCAAGGTCTTTTGTACTCTGGATTAGTCCAACCTAATTACCCATCTATTTCAGGTAAACAAACAAACTTATTGGGACACCTATTGGAGAAATATCAATTTGTTGAACCAAGACATGATCTGATTGCAGAAGCTCTTTGGTTACTATCTGATCCGGATGGATACAGAAATAAGATTAAAGATCAAGGTACTAAAGTAGCTACAGAAAAAGTAGTAAGACAATTAAAGACTGAAGAAGCAAGAAAACTTGGTTCATCTAGTCAAAGAGATGATGATGATTTTAAGAGAAAACCAAATAATAAACCACAAAGAACAATCTCTCGTCAAAACAATATGTTTAAGAGAGGATTTTAATTAGTAACAATTTAAAATAAACAAATAAAAATGGCAACTCCAGTTTTAAACAATGGTATATTTCTACGGGATACCAACTACAATGCTAGTTCACACGTAGATTCTTACCACTTGGTTAACATGTTGAAAGATGCAGAACCAATGGACCTTGGTCCAGTAGACCTATGGGCTATGGCTCAAAAGGTGGAAATGCCTCTTTACCAAATGTCTAGCTTTGGTGGAAAGAATGTAATTATGGTTGATAATGCTCGTGGTGAGTACAAGTGGCAAACACCTGTATCTAATGAGCTTCCTTACATTGTTGAGGATATTGAACCAAGCAACACATTTAAGGGTGTAGATGGTACTACATTCCGCATCAAATTGAGCAGACGTGAGTTTGGTCATGGTGATATCATTACTTATGACAAGTATAATGGTGTTGAGATGTACATTACAGATGAAGACATTCTTCCAATTGGGGATGGTTACATCTATACTGTACAGTTGGTAAACAATGACAACTACAAATACTTAGAAAACAAGTACTTGTCAAATGGTACTAAAGTTTTCCGTAAAGGTTCCGCTCGTGGAGAGTATGGTGAAAGATTCTCTGACATCATCACTAAAACAGGTTTCCGTGAGTTCTACAACTATGTAGGTGGTGCTGAAGCTCACGTACATTACTCTATTTCATCTCGTGCTGACTTGATGATCAAAGGAGGAATGAATGCTGATGGTACAGTTCCTGTAACTGAAATCTGGCGCACATTTGACAAAAATGTTGACCCATCAATCACATCTTTGGAAGATATGGTTAAAGTAATGGGTAAAGATAAAGTGAAGAAAGCATTTGACAATGGTGATCTTTCTAGAACTTTCTTGACTAACATGGAAGCAGCTCACTTGAGCAAAATTGCATCTGACATTGAGACTTACTTGATGTGGGGACATGGTGGACGTGTTAAACAAGATGGTCCAGATGATATCAGAATGTCTGTGGGTCTTTGGAAACAGTTGGATAACTCTTTCAAAAGAGTATACAACAAGAATAACTTTACATTGGATTTGTTCCGTGGAGAAATCTACAACTTCTTCAATGGTAAAGTTGAGTTCCAAGGTCCGGATCCTAAGCGTTCACTAGTAGTTCAAACTGGTATGGGTGGTATGCGTATGGTTAATGAGGCCATTAAACGTGAAGCAGTATCTTCTGGTTTGTTAATCCAAGCTGCTGATATTGGTGCAATCACCGGTAAAGGTATGGACTTGAACTTTGGATTTGCTTATACATCTTATGTTATTCCATTCTTGGCTAATGTTAAGTTTGTATTGAACCCGGCATTTGACAATGTTCATACTAATGATATTGAGAACCCAATCATTGATGGTTTCCCATTGTCTTCTTATAGCTTTATCATCTTTGATATCACTGATAATACTAATGACAACATCTACCTATTGAAGTTGTCTTGGGATAATCAATTGAAGTGGTGGTATCAAAACGGTACTATGGATTACATGGGACGTACACAAGGATTCCAGTCTTCTGGACAATTCAATGGATACCGTGTAATGATGTCTCAAACAATGCCAGCTATCTGGGTTAAGGATCCAACTAAAGTCCTTAAGATTGTTATGAGAAACCCAATTACAGGTGGATCATTCTAATATATCCAAATGGAGAGAGTGTCATTAGTGATACTCTCTCTTTTTTATTACAAATAATAACCAACAAATAAAAACCAACAAACAAAATGGAAGCACAATTTACAATGGTTGAAACAGGCAAGGGAACTGTAAAGAAAACAGCAATTGCTATTAGACCTTACTTTGATGCAAATGCATCTAACATGGGACTTGAAAGTTATGGATTATCACTTTTTGATGGAGTGACTCATAATGAACAACTTGCATGTTTAGAAAATAATGGAGTAGTTAGATATGTTACAGGATTAAATGAGTTTGCACCAGAAATTAAACTCTTAAACCCTGAAGATAGAGCTGCAAAAACAAAACAAATTAGAGAAGCTGTAATTGAGCTTGAGAAAGAACTTGCAGCTAATGTGATTGATATTGATGATGTTCAATTTTGGAATAAAGTTAAATTGGTAAAACCGGATAACGCAGATTTTTGGAATAAGATTAGTGTATCATGTGGTAATGAACCAGTTTATTTAGATCCTAATGACCCATATGATAGAATCAAATTATTTGCTATTGAGGCAGGTGGTTTTTCTATTGTAGCAAAGAGTTATGATGATGCCCGATCAAAAGCAGTTCCTCCTAAGTTTTACTTAGATAAGCAAGAAGAAACTGTAATGGTTAGAACGGAGTACAAGAAGATGCGTAACAAAGCACTTTCTGAACTTCAAAAATTATTTGACAAAAATAGTACTAAGCTATTCTACATTGCAAAAGTTGTAGATATCAACAGTACACAATATAGAAAATCAACTCCTAATGATGTTATCTATGAGAATATGGATATCTATATCAATGGAGAAGGTGGAGAAAGCAACAAAGAAAGAGCAGCTAGAACTTTCCTTGATGCAACAAATATGGATATGGAAACATTAAAAATTAAAGCAATTGTTCGTGATTCCGTATTTTTTAAGTATATTATTAATAAGGCAGATGGTTATATCTACCATGTTAAGTCAGGAGCTATGCTTGGACGTAATGTATCAGATGTAATTGAATACTTAAAGAATCCACTAAATGAGGATATTCTTAAGGATTTAAATGCTGCTTGTGAAAAGTATTGGAATTCTTAAAACTAAAATAAAATGAAAGCTAAAATGAAAACAGGAGGGATGGTTAATCCTAATACCAAAGTTTCTGCATTAAAAACTGCAGGATCTAAAGGTGTTAAGTCAGGAGTTAATCCGAAGGCTGCTGCATCTAAAGTGGCTAAAGGACGTTCTGGTGGAACATCCACTGCTCCAAAAACAGCTGTGCCAAAAGCTAAGTATGGAATGTCTATGCATAAAAAATAATTGTTATGAGAAAGATAGTTGATACTCTAAGAGAGAAAAGAATTGATAGACTCTACAATAAAAAGAAAGAGGCTACCATGTCTGGGAACATGAAGAAAAAAGAAAAAGTTGATAAAAAAATAGCAACTCTTAGAGGCCGTTCCTTGAAAGGTAATGACATGGAGTCAGATTATATGCAAAAAGGTGGAACAAAGTATAAGAAAGGCGGTTCAGTAACCAAGTCTAAAACAGCTACACCTAAAGCTAAATACGGTATGTCCCTAACAAAAATGAAAAAGAAGTAATGCCAAAGGATTCTTGTTATCATAGTGTAAAAGCACGGTATGCCGTGTTCCCTTCAGCAAGGGCTTCTCAAGCTATTGCCAAATGCCGTAAAGGTAAAGGGCAAGTGAGAAAGACAGAGAAAGGTACAGAACTTAAAAGATGGCAAGCAGAGAAATGGCAAGATACAAAATCTGGTAAACCTTGTGGGGCCGGTGGTAAAAATGAATACTGCCGGCCTACCAAGAGAGTATCAAAAGATACTCCTAAAACAAAGTATGAACTAACTCCTTCTAAACTAGCTGCTAAGAAAGCTGAAAAGTCTAGAGTAGGTATGGGAAGAAGAGTTAAAAAGGTATAGTTATGGCAATTAAGAAATCAACAACAAGAAAAACTACTCCTGCTAAGAAGTCAAATGCAAAAACTTCTTCAGTGGGTATTTCTATCATGGGAAGCAATAAAGCTGAGATGAGAAAGTGGGAAGTTGAATCTGCTATGAGTACATTAAAAAGAGCAGCAGAAATTCAAAAGGATGCTAAGATGATGGC